TACACGTCGCCGACTTGCTTGCCTACGACGACATTGCCGGCCTCGTTAGCGCGCACATCCATGAGGATGCCGTCGATCTGGATCGGGTTGGATTGCCAGATGCTCACTTCGCACCCCCGACTCGCGCCAGGTAGTACGCGGCCAGATCGTCCGGCATCGCCAGAACGTCGTCACCGTAGTTGCGCTTGATCTGTTGCAGCAGTTCGTCCATCTCGCTCTCCCGTGCCGTGTTGGCTTGGCCGTTGTGTGGCCGATGGGAGAATTAAACACCATGTGTAGGATTGTTGTCAACACCCTGTGTAGCGATTCGGAGAAATATTTTCGCGCACCCACGAAAAAGCCCGCACATGGCGGGCTGTGATGGATCAGTCGTGCGTCGTTAACCGCTTCTTACGATCTTCTCCCGATCAAGCGGCCTGGGCATCCTTTGACGTTCTACGGCGACCTTCTGCGTCGTCACGACAGCGTGAAGCCGTCGCTTTACCTCGTACTCACCGGGCCACGTGGCCCTTACCAGTGCCTTCAGACGGCACATTATCTCCTCGTTCATTCGCTACCCCCTGTGTTGCCATGATTGCCGCCAGCCGCATTCCGTACTGTGTCCATTCCTCTTTGGAGGGCTTGGCTGACATTCGGGTGCGCAACTCGTACACCTGCAAAAGCCGTGCCGCATCGGCGAGACGCACATTGAACGCTTTGCCGGCGTCCTTGTTCAGCTCGCACAGCACTTGGTGTACCTCGGCCAGCATCACGGGATCGAATCGCAAGGGCTGCGACTGGCGCTGCGGCGCGGTTTTGGCGCCAGATCCAGTTCGCAGCCAGTTGGCGTCTACGCCGTAACACTCCTGCGCGTCCAGTGCGCCGGCTTTTGAGATGCCACGTGTCTCCCAATTGCCCAGCCTTTGCGGCGAGACGTTAATCCGACGCGCCACGGCAGCCGGCGAGCGGTCGCCATGTTCGGCAGCAACGGCATACAGGCGCTCGATGGACGGGTGCGTTTTTGTCATGGCGCAGATTGTCCGGCCAGTGAACAAAGCGTTGGTACACGCAGTGTTGACAAGCTGGTTAAACATGGTGTGTAATACCGCCATGAGCAAAATTCGCACGCAAAGAACCCCGCACTCCGACAAGGCCGTCATCGACGAGCTTGGCGGATCGACTGAGCTTGCCAAGCGGCTCGGGCTTGATCCCGCAAGAGGCGGCGTTCAACGCGTTGACAACTGGAAGTATCGGGGAATCCCGGCTGCGGTGCGCCTGCAACATCTGCGCCTGTTCGGTCGGTCCAGCCACGCGCAAAAAACGAATTGATTTCACGGGCCACATCCTCGGGGTTGGCCTTTTTTTGTACGTCGAATCAGGGGTTAACGCTAGTTACCAAAGGGTACGCAAATGCAACAGGAACGACTTTTCGACGACCAGATTGATGGGGTTTGGCGGGTCGCCGATGCAGGAATGGTTGCTAGTTGTCGCAATGAACGTGGGGCGATTCAGATGAGCATCGAACTCTCGGGGTTGAAGCATCGACAGGTTGCTGCGCTGTGCGGCATCAGCGGCCCCGCGTTGAGCAAGTGGAAGACCAACGGGGTGCCGCGCAAGTTGCACGCATGGCAGCCCAACCGCGTCAAGGACTTCTGCGGGGCCACCGGCACGATGCTGCTGGCCCAGTGGATCAAATACGACCGCGAGGAGCGCGCCAAGTCGGGCCGCGAACGCGAGGTCGAACGCATTGCACTTATCGCGCAACACGCGAGGAGAACGGCATGAACATCATCGACTTTCGCGACCACGACATCCGCGAGCACGGCCTGACGCTTACCGAGCGCGTCACGGAGATAGGCGAGGACATGAACAACGCCATGGCCCAGCGCATCCGCTTGTCGTTGCGCGAGCAGGAGATATTGCGCACCCCGATCACGGAGGACGAACAGTTCGCCATGGCCGATGCGCGGATGCGGAACCCGGCATGAATTTTTTGTCCCGCAAACACTCGGCGCATACCAACCCGCAGGTTGAACCTACGCCCGTAGACGTCAACGTGACGGCAACGAATCGTGACGACTACTACGGGCATCTGTGCGACTGCCTCGCGATGGCCGACGTGGTGCACACGCCGGAGCAGATCGCGGCGATTCAGGCCGACCAGGCGCGGCGGATCAAGGCTATGGGGGGGGAAGTGATGATGAAAACCCACTGGGTTATTTCTGGGTTTTCGTTGGGTTCCTTTTGGGTTCCAGTTGGGTTTGTGTTGGGTTTGTTTTTCAAAACCCAAACAAAAGGCAGCCACTACTCCACTACTCCACTACTCCATTTAGAGGGTTATCACCCTCTAGTCAGGCTGCGCCTGACTGGACGGCGCGCATGAACTATTACAAGCGCCATCTCGGCGACTACGCGAAGGATGCTGGACATCTGACGCTGCTTGAGCACGGCGCCTACACGATCCTGCTGGACCGCCTGTATGGCTCTGAGAAACCCGTGCCGGAGGCTGACGTGTACCGGGTGACGCGGGCTGCCACGAAGCCAGAGCGCGACGCCGTGGACGCCGTGCTGCGTGAGTTCTTCGTGTGCGGGGAGCACGGCTGGATGCAGTCGCGCGTCATGGAGGAAATTGAGAAGGCTGGCGAGGCTGCGGACAAGAACCGGAGCAACGGCGCCAAAGGTGGTCGGCCCAAGAAATATCCCAAGCCGGACAAGAATCCGTGCCCGCACAAGGAAATCATTGCGGCCTATCACGAGATCCTGCGTGAGCTTCCCCCGGTCCACGAATGGTCAGACGCAAACGCCGAGAACCTTCGCGCGCGGTGGCGCAGCAAGACGGAGCGACAGGATGTGAAGTGGTGGCGCGAATACTTTGAGTACGTCAAGAAATCTGACTTCCTGATGGGGGTTCGCGGTGATTTCCAAGCCTCACTTGGCTGGCTGGTGAACGCAAGCAACTTCGCCAAGGTGGTTAACGGCAACTACGAAAACAGGAGCCGCCCATGAACGCGCAGTTCGTTCCTGATCGCAACTCGCCGTCCGTGGAATCCCTGCGTATACCGCCGCATGCCATCGACGCCGAACAGGCGGTGCTGGGCGGATTGATGCTTGCTCCCGAGTCACTGCCGAAGGTTGTGGACTGGCTCGCTGAATCCGACTTCTACCGGAAAGACCACCGGCTGATTTACCGCGCCATCACGACACTGATCGGTCGCGGCGCTCCTGTTGACCCTGTGACCATGGGGGACTGGTTTGAGAGCAACGACCTGGCCGAAAGTATCGGCGGTCCGAACTACCTGATTGAACTGAGCGACGCGATGGCCAGCGCGGCGAATATCGTGGCCTACGCTGAAATCGTGGTCGAGAAATCCCGTCTTCGTTCCGTGATCGATGCCGGCATGACACTCACGGAAGCGGCATGGGCACGTGGCGCTGATTCGCAGCAAATCATCGCCACGGCATCGCATGACCTGGCGCAAATGCAGGCGAGCAAGTTGCGCGGCGCATTGGAGCCAGCCAAGGGCGCGCTGAACAAAATGTATGCGTCCGCGATGGAGCGCATGCGGCGCGGTCCGGGCTTGATTGGCGAGCCGTGGCCGTGGCGGGACTTGAACCGATGCACGAATGGCCTGCGCGACGGCACGCTGTACGTCGTCGGCGCGCGTCCGTCGATGGGAAAGAGCGTGATGGGGTTGCAGGTTGCTGTGTTCACCGCGTTGCGCGGGCAACGGACCGCATTCTTTTCCGTCGAGATGGGCGCCGAGGAATGCATGGGACGCGCAGTGGCGTGTGTCGGGAATATCCCTCACGGGTGGGTTGAGCATCCCGACCAGAACGCCGAGAACGAAGATTACTGGCCGCGCTATTCCGAAACCATCGGCCTGATTGCGGACTCCGATCTTCTGATTGACGAAACGCCCGTGTTGTCGGTGCGCCAGATGCTTGCCCGCGCCCGACGCGCGCACATGCAAAAGCCGCTGCGCCTGATCGTGGTCGATCACATGCACGACATGGAGATTGACCCGAAGAACGCGCGCTTCGATTACGGCGTGATTACCCAGGCCGGCAAGACGATGGCAAAAGAGTTTCGCTGCCCCGTGATCCTGCTGGCGCAGCTCAACCGTTCCGCCGCGAACCGCAGCGACAAGCGCCCGACGATGACGGATCTGCGCGAGTCCGGCGAGATC